ATCATAAATTCTAAAAATATTTTACTAATCATAAGTTTTATAAATTTTATCACCAATCATAAGTTTTATTAAATATCATAAATTCTAAAAATATTTTACTAATCATAAGTTTTATAAATTTTATCACCAATCATAAGTTTTATTAAATATAATAAATTCTAAAAATATTTTACTAATCATAAGTTTTATAAATTTTATCACCAATCATAAGTTTTATTAAATATCATAAATTCTAAAAATATTTTACTAATCATAAGTTTTATAAATTTTATCATCAATCACAAGTTTTATAAAATTAATAGTTTTATCATCAATCATAAATTCTAAAAATATTTTACTAATCATAAGTTTTATAAATTTTATCACTCATCATAAATTCTACTAATCACAAATTCCACAACCAATCCAAACTTTCATAAAAATCAATAGTTTTATGAAAATAAATTTAAAATTAATCATGTGAAGAATTCATACACACAGTTGGAACATAGTTATCTAAAAAAATATAAATTATTGATGCGATCATAATTATTTTGATCATAGAAATGTCACATATATTTTCATCTATAATTAAAAATGATATTCTAATTGATGAAATAAATAATATGAATTTTAGTAATTTTTTTAGTATATTTTCGTATTTTTCCATTTATATAATAATAAATAATAAAATTATTAAAAAGATGAATAAAATGTCCAATTTAAATCCCTGCATATTTTATTCCATGTTGCATCTTGTTCTCTTAATTTTTCTTTACTTTTTAATAAAGGAAAGAAAATAGCATTTTCTGGCATTTGTAATATTCTGAATATTTTATTTAGAACATAAGCATAACTCAAAAAATTTGATCTGTATTTTGGACAATATTTTTTGAATGGTACTTGCATTGCTAAAAACATATTAATTATTTTTTCTTCAATTTCGTTTGATAGTGAAATTGGTTTTGTGTCTGTTACTTTACAATATATTTGCTGTAAATGTTCATACCAACTTGTCCATTTGTATTTTTTTAATATTTTTCTAATATTTTGAGGTGTACATTTTCTGTAATCTAAATTCATTTTTCTTAATTCTGATCTTATTGTCACACATATATTATCTGGTACATCTGCACTTTCTTTTGATTGAAATTGATTTAATTTTTCTTTCAAATGATTAATTTTTTTATATGGATATTTTTGTTTTTCACTTGTTGATTCTTTATAATTTGTCATTTCATTTTCCATAGTTACATGTTGTGTATGTCCACATTCTCTACATACATATACTCCTTCTGATTGATATAATATTTTTTCAACATCCAAATTTTTTAAATTTTTACAATCAATACAATATATTGATTTTGATATTTTAATTTTACTACATGCATATTCTTTGTCTGTGACCATCAAATATTTATGTAAAATTGTTGCCTTATTCATAATTATATCCTGATTATCAAAATTTTTATTAGTATCATCATCTTGTTTTTTATCTTCCGTCACATTCTCAGCAACTGGAAGAAAATAAAATATAGATTTACTTGTTGATACCGAATTAACAATTCTTCTCTTTTTTACTGGCTTTTTAAATTTTCTACCCATCTTACTTATTTCATTCAATTTATATAATCTATCAATGTTATTTTTTGATTTTTTTTTAATTTTATCAATATCAATATCATCATCATTATCATCAATATTATTATCTGTTTCATTTGTCATTTCATTTGTTTCATTATTGATTTTATCTTCTATTTTATCTTCTATTTTGTCATCTGTTTTGTCATCTATTTTATCATCTGTTTTATTATCTAATTTTTGTTTTTTAGAATTAATAAATGGTTTTTCACGATCATCGTCATCATTATAATAAACATTTGATGATATTTGATAATAATTTATAAGATAATCTGATGTTTTACTTGTGTATTCTAATAATTCAAAATTATCTTCAGTTTTAAATATATCATATTCTAAACATTGTATTTTTGACAATAACCTTGATCTTTCTTGGAGACTCAATGTTTTATGTGTATCTAATTTTTTTTTAATATCCAAAATTTGTTTTTTTTTAATAGGAATCATTATTTTATTTGCATTAAAAATATCTATCGTATTGTTATGTCTTTCTTGTACTGTTGTTGAATCTGTTCGGTATTTTAATTTATTTGGCTTCTGTTTGAAAGACGACATTAAATTTTGATGACTATATCAGTAAAATCATGTCAAATTTTTTAAGTAAATAAAAAATAACAAAATTATTAAATTATTAAATTATTAAACAATAATAAAATTATTGAGTAATAACAAAATAATAAAATTATTGAGTAATAACAAAATAATAAAATTATTGAGTAATAACAAAATAATAAAATTATTGAGTAATAACAAAATTATTAAATTATTGAGTAATAACAAAATAATTAAATTATTAAATTATTAAACAATAATAAAATTATTGAGTAATAACCAACAAATAATAATAATATTTTGATATTTGTAATAATAAAAAGTATATTGTGTGTGTAATTATTGTGTTTTTTTTGATTTTTAAACTGGTAATACTCGTCAGTACTATAAAAAACACAATATTTATGAAAATATAAAATTTTTCTTTACATTTAATATATAATAATATGGGAGGAGGATTAATGCAATTAGTCGCTTATGGCGCTCAAGATGTTTATTTAACTGGAAATCCACAAATTACTTTATTTAAGGTAGTGTATCGTAGACATACCAATTTTTCATCCGAAAGTGTTGAAATTCCAATTGAAACTGCTAAACCTGGAGGAAAAGTGAATGTTCAAATCCAAAGATCTGCTGATCTTATGACAAAAACATATCATCGTACATCAACTCCTGATTTACAACCATCAACCAACGGATTTAACGGAAAGGTTGCATGGGTTAGAAGACTTGGACATGCTCTAATCAAATCCGCTGAAGTGTTGATTGGAGGATCTCCAATTGATAAGCATTATGGCGTTTGGTTGGATATTTGGTATGAATTGACTCACAGTGTTGGATTAGAACGAGGATACAATGCCTTAATTGGTGATGTTCCATCTCTAACAACACTTGCTGATTCAATCAACGGTGGTGTTGATGTTTATACTCCATTACAATTTTGGTTTTGCCGAAACTATGGTTTGGCTCTTCCATTGATTGCTTTACAATATCACGATGTTAGAATTGCTATTGAATATGAAAATATTATGAATTTGGTTGTTTTCACTGCTGGAAGTGGAAATGTCAAAGTTCCAAAGTTTGGAAATATTGTTTTTGGAAGTTCTGGTATCTTGATTGATTATATCTATTTGGATTCTGAAGAAAGACGAAGATTTGCTCAAGTTGGACACGAATATTTGATTGAACAATTACAAAGTAATGATACCAATTTACAAAATAGTTCTGAAACTCAACAAATTATCCTAAATTTCAACCATCCATGTAAAGAACTAATTTGGGCACATAGATTAGGATGTTTCAATGGATCTAACGGAAACACATTTTTGGCATATTCTAACACTGATAATTGGGAAGATGCCCTCCAATCCGCTGCCGAATTACTTGCAAGAGGTATGATTGTTCTTGAAAGTGATAATGTTCCTACCAATGCTGATACTACTCCTGTTTCTTCTGCTTCAGGTGATGTTATTTTCAGTTCAACAAGCACTGTTGAAGGTTGTGTATTGAGATTTGTTGTTGTTGATGCTCCAAGTACTGGTGGTCCTTCAGTCACTATCATTACTAATGCATTAATGTGTGGTAATGTCAATCTATGCTCTTATTTGGGCACAGTATCATACGATTTACATTATGATGGTACCGCTGTTGCATCAGTTGAAGTCAGTGTCAGTGGACATAGTTTGAATCTATATGATTTATCTATTCCAATTGAAGCCATGACTGATAACCGTGTTGAGGCTGGTAAAGTTAATGATGTTGCTATTGTTCAATTGAACAACTATGGTCTAAGATTAGATGGTTTGGGAAATATGGTTACAAGTGGAAATATCACACTAAATGGACATGATCGATTTGATGTTCAAACTGGTTCATATTTCAATTATCTTCAACCAAATGATCATCACTCAAGAACCCCTGCTGATGGTATCAACACATATTCATTTGCTCTACATCCCGAACAACACCAACCTACCGGAACATGCAACATGTCAAGAATTGATTCTGCAAGACTTTCTTATAAAGTTCGTGATGTATTTGCACCAATGAGATCCGCATCTGGATTTGATATTTTCATTGGAACCAATGTTTATATTTATGTTCAAAATTACAACATTTTGAGAATGATGGCTGGTATGGCAGGTGTTGCTTATTCTAATTAAGTAATTAGTTATTTTTTAATTTAATATAATAAATATTTTATGTATTTATTATTTGGTTTTTATTTGTGAAAGTGAAATAATTTATGATGATAAGATTTTTAATTTTTATGAAAGTTATGATTAGTAAAATAATTTATGATGATAAGATTTTTAATTTTTATGAAAGTTATGATTAGTAAAATAATTTATGATGATAAGATTTTTAATTTTTATGAAAGTTATGATA